CGCCGGCCTGCCGAGCACAGCCGACGAGGCCGGCACGGCGGGCAGCGCGGTCAGCGCGCACGCCGCAGCGCCAGATCCGCACCCGCAGTACGCGCTCGAAAACGCGCTCGGCACCGCCGCCGCGCTCAATGCGCCGGCCAGTGGTAACGCTGCGGCTGGCGAGGTGGTCAAGGGCAACGACAGCCGGCTGAACGACGCGCGCACGCCGACCAGCCACACGCACCCGGCCAGCCAGATCAGCGACAGTACGGCGACCGGGCGCGCGGTCCTGACGGCAGCAGACCCGGCAGCCGCGCGCTCGGTCATCGGCGCCGGCACGAGCAATTTCGGCGGGGCCTACGTGGACTTGACAGGAAAGCCGACCCTCGGCACGGCCGCCGCTGCCGCAACTGGTGATTTCGCGACAGCCGCCCAGGGCACCAAGGCCGACAGCGCATTGCAGCCCGCGGCCATCGGCGTGTCCGTGCAAGCCTACGCCCCCGAGTTGTCGAGCTGGTCCACGGTCGCGCCGAGCGCGAAGCAGGACACGCTCGTGAGTGGCGAGAACATCAAGACGGTGAACGGAAGCTCGCTGCTGGGGCCGGGCGATCTGGTGGTTTCAGGTGGTGGCGGTGGTTCACCTGGAGGCAGCAACAACCAGGTGCAGTTCAACGACGGCGGTGTCTTCGGGGGTGATGCCGGCTTGGCGTTCAACAAGGCGACCGGCGCGCTGGCAGTCGGCGGCAAGACGGTAGCGACATCGAATCCGGTCCTTGACGTTTCGCAGACGTGGAACGCTGCTGGCGTCACTTTCACCGGGATCAAGTTCAACGTCACCAACACGGCCTCGGCGGCGGCGAGCTTGCTGGCCGATTTTCAGGTCGGCGGCGTGAGTAAGTTTTCCGTAAACAAAGACGGGTTTGTGAAAGCAGCCGGCCTCGGTGATTCATCACTGAATAAAGCGTTCTTCAGCGGCATCGCTTTTACGGTTTCGTCGTCCGGCTACCAAGCTTTCACTACCGACCTGAACAGGACGCTGGTCTGGAACACGGCGTATATCGGGTTTACCGTAGATGGAACCTCTGGAAACACAAGGCTGTACCGCGACGCCGACAACAACCTAGCTCAACGCAACGGCACGAACGCTCAGACGTTCCGGATCTACGGAACATTCACCGACGCCAGCAATAGCCGCAGGCTGGAGTTGAGCATGTCCACCGCCGGGGTGGCCGTCATCAAGCCGGATGGCATCGGTACAGGGGCCAGCAGCAACGTGCTGCATATCAGCGGCCTCCCGACTTCAAACCCAGGCCCGGGGATTCTTTGGAATAACGCCGGTGTCGTCAACGTAGGAACCTGATCATGCAAATTGAATTCAACCACACCGAATGCCAGCAGCTGATTGGCTTGCTGGACCTGGCCACGAAGTCGGGCGGATTGCAGGTGGCGCAGGCCGCATTGCCGATCGCCATCAAGGTGCAGGTGGCACTGGACGCAGAAACCAAAGCAGGAGAGCAGCAATGACGATCACCGTCACCATTTCCGAGCACTTGCACATCGCCGGTGCAAACGCCGCGTGGATCGCAGCCAACAACCAGGACCAGGCCGATGCGCAGGCTTATCTGCAGCGAGTGGTCGAGGACGCATGCGCCAGTTACGCCATCCAATTCGATGTAGCCCGCGTGCCCAGCGGTGAGTTCGTGCTGCGATTCACTGGCGACGAGCACGCGAACATCAAGGCGGCTGCCGAGACAGATCCAATGCTGCAGGGGTTCCTGGATGCCGCACGTCGCACGCCGATTGTGCGATTGACGGATCAGCAGGTAACGGTGGGGCTGGCGTACCTGGTGAGCTTGGGTTTGCTGACACCCGAGCGGGCACAGGCGATCGCGTTCTACCCGATCCCGGTCAAGCCCGAGCCGGTGGCCGAGTGAAAGGAGAAACACATGCCCTACATCACACAGACCGAGTTCGAGAAGCGGTTCGGCGAATCCGAACTGGCGAACCTCACCGAATCCACCGACTTCAACGCGGCAGCGGCCGACGCCACTAGCCTGATCGACGGCTATCTGGCGTCGCGCTACACCCTGCCGCTGTCTACCGTGCCGCCCATGGTGCAGTCCTGGGCCGCCGACGTGGCCCGCTATCGCCTGTGGGATGACCGCGCGCCCGAGGAAGTGCGCAAGCGCTATGAGGACGTGCTGCAGCAGCTGGGCCAGCTCGCGCGCGGACTGTTCAGCCTGCCGCCTGGCAGCGATGGAGCGAAGCCAGCCGGCGGCGGAATCGCCTTCGGTGGCTACTGTGCCGACCGCGTGTTCACCAGCGACACGCTGGCTGGGTTCTGACCATGAGCGGCGCAAAGTTCATCGTCGAGGCAATCGACAGCGGGATCGCCGCCAAGATCCGCGCGATGCAGGCCGCTGGCGAAACCCTCGAACCGCTGCACCGGCGCATCGGCGCGGCCCTGGTGTCGAACGTGCAGCTGGGATTCAAGTCGAGCTCGTCGCCCTACGGGCAGGCCTGGGCGCCGCTGAAGTTCCGCAAGGGCCAGCCGCTGCGCGACACCGGGCGGCTGCGCAACAGCATCACACAGCAGCCCGACAGCGACGGCGTGACGGTCGGCACGAACGTGGATTTCGCCGCCGTGCATCAGTTCGGCGCCGTGATCAAGCCGGTTAAGGCCAAGCGCCTGGTGTTCGGCAACGGCGCTGGCGGCCTGGTGTTCGCCAAGCAGGTGCGAATCCCGGCGCGGCCGTTCCTGCCCATCGACAGCGCGGGGAATGTGACCCTGCCGCCCTCCTATCAGCGCACCGTGATCAACCGGATCAGGGCGCATTTCGTTGACGCATGAAAGGCCGGCCATGTTCCGAGATATCGAGAGCGCGATCGTCGATCGCCTGAAGTCCAAGATGCCGGCCGGTGTGCAGGTGGTGACCTTCGCCGACCTGGCGCGCGTGCCCGACTACCGCAACAAGTCGCCGGCCGTGTTCGTGGTCTATGACGGCTTCGCGCCGGTGGCCACGCCAGGCCCGACCATCCCGCAGGTGCAGTCGATCGACGTGAAGTTTGTGATCGTGGTGACGACGAAGAACGCCGCCGGCAACGGCATCGGCACGGCCGCGCGCGACGAATCGGCCGTGCTTGAGCAGACCGCCGTCGAGGCGCTGATCGGCCTGCACGTCGGTGGCGGCAAGTATTTGCGGCTGTCTGGTGGTCAGGCCGCTGAATACGATGCGGGCTATTCGTACACGCCAATTGGCATTGCATGCCAGCGAACCATCAAGGCCCTGAAGGATTAACCACATGAGCACCACCACCGACTACAGCTACATCGGAAGCGGCAAGATCTATCTGCGCGAGATCGGCGCGGGCGGCAAGGGCCTGATCGAAATCGGCAACGCCAGCGCTCTGTCGTTCGCAGTGACCGAGGAAATCAAGGAGCTGAAGGACTACACCAACGCGGGCGGTGGCACCTACAACGAGGTGCGCCGCATCGATTCGGTGGAAGTGTCGATGACGCTGCACGACCTTAGCCCGGACAACCTGGCGCGCGCACTGTACGGCAGCACGTCGGCGATCGCAGCCGGCACCGTGACCGACGAGGCCCACGCAGATATCTTCATTGGCGCGCTGGTCCCGACCGACTTCCTGGCCAGCGCGGTCACCACCGTGAAGAAGGGCGCCACCACGCTGACGCTGGGCACCGACTACGACGTTCGCCCGGGCGGCATCGTGCTCAAGACGGCCGCGCCGAACAGCGTGGTTGACGGCGACGACATCACGATCACCTACACCAAGGCTGCGGCCGATGTGGTGCAGGCGATCGTCAACAGCGGCAAAGAGTACGAGTTGCTGTTCGACGGTCTGAACGAGGCCCGCAGCGGCAAGCGCACCCGCGTGCGCGTGCATCGCACCAAGATCGGCGCCGCGACCGACCTGGGCCTGATCGGCGACGAATACGCCGCCCTGGAAGCGACCGGAAAGGTCCTGAAGGACCTGACGATCACCGGCGCCGGCCTGTCGCAGTACTTCAAGGCCGATATCGAGCAGTAAGGCGGCACCACATCGAGCAGCAGGGCGGCGCGTGCAAAACCCGCCGCCCTTTTTTTGACCTGAACGACAGCAGCACATGGCCACTGGCAACGACATGAAGTTCCGCATCTCAGTGGATGCCGGATCTGCATCCAAAGAGCTCGACGAGCTCGGGGATGCCGTCGATCGCGCGTCAAAGGAAGCGGATGGCCTGGCCACCAGCGGGCGCAAGGCGGCCGACAGCACCGATAAGCTGGGCGGCAGCGCGAACGCCGCGGGCGGCCTGCTGAAGAACCTGGGCGCCACGATCGCGGCCGGCTTCACATTCCAGGCCTTGGTCGATGCGGCTGCGCAATTCGAGTCGGTCAAGGCCGGCCTGCTGGCCGTCTCTGGCAGCGCAGAGTCGGCCAACGAGCAAATGGATTTCGTTCGCCAGACCGCGAACCGCACCGGCGCCGACATCAACGAGGTGGGCCGGGCCTTCCTCGGCCTAGCTGCCGCGACCAAGGGCACCGCCGTCGAAGGCGAGCCCACGCGCCAGGTGTTCGAGTCGGTGGCCAACGCCATGTCGAAGGCCGGCAAGTCGAGCGCCGAAACACAGAACGCGCTGATCGCGCTGGCGCAGATTGCCAGCAAGGGCACGGTATCGATGGAAGAGCTGCGCGGCCAGCTGGGCGAGGCTCTGCCCGGCGCGCTGCAGGCTGCGGCGAATGGCCTGGGCGTCACCACCAAGGATCTGATCGCGCTGGTCGAACAAGGCCAGATCGCCGCCGAAGACCTTTTCCCTGCGCTGGCCGATGGCCTGGACAAACTGTATGGCGGTGGCGCTGCCGGCGCGCAGACGCTGGCGCAGGAAATCACCAACATCAAGAACGCCTTCATCGAGCTGGCCGCCGACCTGGGCGAGGCTGGCGGGCTCGATGCGCTGAAGATCGGCGCCGAGATCGCGCAAGCCGCCCTGGTGCTGATGAACGACGCGCTGGTGACCACCGGCAAGACCATCGGCACACTGGCCGGCGCGGTGGCCACGCTGGACTTCTCGCAGCTGTCTGCTGCATTCGCCGAGATTGAGCAGGAGAGCCGCGACAAGCTGCTCAAGGCTGCCGAGCACAACGCGACCTTGGCCAAGTACATCGGCCTGGCCGGCAACGAGGCGCTGCAGACCGCGCTGAAGAACCAGCAGGCCGGCAATGCCGCGAAGGTGGCCGGCGAACAGGCCGCTGGCGCTGCGGCTGGATTCGTCTCGCTAGGGTCGGCCTACAGCAAGGTCAGGACCGAAATTGAAAAGCAGATCGAGGCCACCGGCAAGGCTGGCGCAGCCCGCGAGGCCGAGGCGAAGCTGGCCCTGGACATCGCAAACGCCTACGGGACCGAGGCCGAAAAGCGCGCCGCTGCGGCCGAGCAGGCGCGCGTCAGCGCCGAAGCTGCCCGGGTCGAAGCGAGCCTTCGCACCACGCTGGCCGACCTGGCCAAGTCCGAGCTCGACGCAAAGCGCGCACTGCTTGAGCAGGGCGGCAAGATCAGCGAGCAGCGGCAGAAGGATCTCGACGATCTGGCCAAGGAAGCCAAGACCCGCCAGGACGTGGCCGACAAGGCCAACGCGCAGGCCGCCAGCGCGAAACTGGCCGCCGATGCTGCTGCCATAGCCGCGCAGGC